GGCAATACCCCGCGAACATCATGTGCCCGGTTTTTCGCCACCTATTAGGCCCGATCCGTTTCGTTTCGTGCTTCATGCACATATCTTCCATCAGATAATCGGCCTCGGAAATTTCTTCGCCGGACTTGTCGTAAACAGTCACTGTGATTTTCGCCTTGAGATTCAAAGCATTTGCCTCATTCTGCTATTTAAAAGGCCGGTCATCTCAAATCTCGGCGGTGAATTCGTTTCGAGATCCAGCGTGAACCGCTGCTGTCCGAGTCCACTAATGCTTTTCTCAGCACCATCAGGCCCGACAAGCTCCCACATTCCAGTATCGGTGAACCGCAAAATCCAGTGCGGCTTACATTTCCAGCCATCGTTCAAGGCACATCCTCCGGTTTCGTGTTTTGAATGGCAGCCAGTTTCGCGTCTATCTTGGCAATTTTTTGGGTCAGGGCATGGGGCGTCGGAGCGCGCACCTCCATAAAAAGCGGCGGGCGGCTATAGAACGACGAGACAGGATTCATAGAACATCCTCCAGCCTGGCCCGTGGGAAGCATTTCAACGCAGTCTGCCGTGAGCAGTTCACAACATTCACCCCGCGTTTTTTGAGGTCGGCGGCCGCGTTGTTAAACGCCCTAATCCACTTGTCGAACGTCGTTTGCTGTGGGTTGTGCAACCCGGCTCCGTGCGCGCCGTGCCAGTGTTCACCGCCGCAATCCACGCCGGTCAGGATTACCCGCCGGGCGCCCCAGCGCAGAACAAGGTTCAACGCCTGAAAGCCGCCGTTGCCGCCGCTGCCGATCTTGTCGCTATCCCAGATTAACTGATAACAGTCCGGGATGACTTCGACAGAATGGCAACCAGGATATTGCCCGTTTGCTACAACCCGAAGGCCGCGAAAATCATCCACAGGCGGAGCGCGAAGGCGCCACCAATTTTCATCACAGGCATATAAAGCATCCGCCCAAGGCGCGAGCCTCCACGTCTCGTTAACGACCACGATCCGCGCACGCCCGCGCACATAATCTAGGTCGTGCCGATTTTGAGACGCTCCGCTCGACGCGATAACGACGGTTTCTCCGCGCCAGTTTTTTTTCCTGCCTTGTTCTCGGGCACCTTCATCAGTTTGTTTTCAGGCGCCGGCGCTTTCTTGCTGATCTTCCGCGCCTTCACTTCGCGCATCATCTGCGCTGCTCGTTCTTCCGAAAAATCTTCCGGAACGCGATAGATTCCGGGCGTCCAGAATTCAAACTTCGGCCGCCAGTTTTCAAGTAATTCAACTTGATATTTCATTGCCATTCCTCAGAAGGTTTAGGGTGCGAGGCCAAGCGAACCCGGCCCCGCAATTATCAATTACGCAACAGTCGTGCGCAGCCACTTGATGGCGTCGTTGTTAAGCACGATGCCACCCTCGCGCCGCCTCACGTAGAACCGAACGTGACCGACGTTGGTGACATTATCGCGGGTAATCCGCAGGCCGACACGATCCGCCAGCAGGTAGCCCCGGCGGAAGTTGCCGAACGCAACCGGGAAGGCGTTGGTGGCGATATCAGCCATCTGCTCCCACGTCTCGATAGGATAGCCGAGAAGCATATCCGGCTGGCCTGACTGGAGGCTCGGCTGCCACAGATACTGACCCGTGGTGTCCTTCAGTTTCCGAACCGAGGCCGTCGTGTTGGAGTTCATCACCCAGGTCGAGCCCGACCGATACGCCGAGTTCAGCGTGTAGATCAGGTCAATCAGCGGGTCGCTGTTGATCTCGGCAACCACCGGGGAATCGTTACCCAGCGAGGCGACAAACTCATAAACCGCAGCCGCACGGAGCGGGGATGCGAAGTCGTCAGCCGCTGTCGGCGTGGTGTTCGTCATGCCGGTTGGCTTGTTCGTGCCGTTGCCGCTGATAACAGCCGTGCCTTCCTGCACCGCGAATTCCTGCGCGACTTCCTCGGCCAGCCAGTTCTCGACGCTGAAAAACATATCGTCCAGCGCCCATTCGCTGACCTGCGGATAAGCGTAAAGCTCGCCGAACGTCGGGGTGATCTCCCGCAAGCTCGGCGTCGCGGTTGCCGTCCGGGTGCCGGTCTCGCCGACCCAACCCGAAGTAGTGCCGCGAATGTTCACGATTTCCTTGTAATCCGATGTACCGGCGCGAACCACCTTGACCAACCGGCGAACTGGGGAGAACTTCTGTTCCAGCCGCTCGATCTCGCGGGCGATTTCCTCGGGCACCGCGAAGCCACCGGCGGAGCCGGTGCCGATCGTGATATCCTTCTTGGCCAAGTCCTGGAGTTTCTGCTCGTCCAGCGGCGAGTTGCCCTTCGAGCGAACCCAATCGACGAAGGTCTCTTTGTACGCCTCGTGGCTCTTTTCCTGGGCGGTCTTGCCGGGCTGCGACGCCTTGGCCTCCAACTCTTCCAGCCGCTCGCGGTTAAGATCCATCTCGACATCAAGGGCTTTCTTGATGTCGGTAAATTTGGTCACGCTCTCTTCGATCTTGCCGAGCTTGAATCCAAGCTCTTTAGCCTCGGACTCGTTGCCGGCCTCGATGGCCTTGACGCGCGCGTCGTTGGTTTCCATGAACGCCTCGAAGGCTTCCGCCTGCTTGTCGATGGCGTTTTTAATTTCGACGAATGTCGACATTTTATTTCCTTCCTAGGGAAATGGCGCGCATCACTGCGGGCCGGTGTTTCATTATCGCCTGAAAGTCTCAGTCCATGTGCTTTCGGTCATGGCGCCTAGTGATTTCAGAATTTCAGTTGCCTCGGGATCGACTGTTTCGGAATCCCTCCGGCCATCGTCGGGTGTTTCGCCCTGATGACTGTCGAACAACCGCGAGCACAAAGTGAGCGCGGTTTTCTTGCTGCATCCCGCATCTCGCAGAATGCGCTCAAATTCTCGGGTTGTGGGTACATATTCGCCGGTTGCAGAGAGGCGCGATTTAACCGCCTCGATCTGCGCCAACGGATTCATCGCCAGCGAAACCAGCGACACTTCCCACAGGTCGATCTCTTTTAACTGCCGAATGCCGTCCTTATCGAATTCGGCCTCGCTGATCTGGAATCCGATTGACAGGCCGCGCACCGCCTTGGTGTTCAGCAGGGTGTGCATTTCCTTGCCGAGCTGCGTGTCTACAAGCTCGCCCTTTACGAACAGCCCGTCGCCGTCCTCGTGCATTTCCTTCCAGATGCCCGGAACCTGTGAAGCGTCGTGCATCCAGAACATCTGCGGCAAGGTCTCGGCCCGTTTGTGTTCGGCCAAGGTTTTGTTGAACGCGCCCGGCATGACGACATCGCCGCCCAGGTCGATATTGCCGAAAATGGAGCCGTGCCCCTCAAATTCTCGCTTGGAAAGTGCCTTGATCTCAAAGCCGACGCTGATTTGATTGCTCATATTCAGCTCCATCTAAAGGAAGGGCGGCGCATCACTGCGCGGCCGTTGTTTTATTCGGGTTTTACTCGGCCGGATCGGCTGGCGGAACAAAGCAATTGCACCCGCCCTCATCATCAGCGTCGAACAGCCCGCCGCTTTGAATGCCCTCACGAAAAGCCCGAAGAGTCATCGGCTTCGTATCGCCGCCAATGCGGTCGCGAAGGATCGACACGTCCTTGCCCCGCTCGCGGCGAAATTGTTGCTCTTGATCTTCGTGAAACGCATATCGATCCGGCATCTTATGTAACAGCCGCGCGAAGTGCGCCTGACCAGCCTTGATGCAGAACCCGCCGCAATTATTGTGTTGAAACCCCATGCGGTAGAGCCGTGGAAGTTCAATATCATCGGCAGCCAGCACATCGAATTGCTGCTGTTTGAACATCAGAATAGGCTCCCACATTAGCGGTGCCTCGCATTTATACGGCTTGCCGCGCCGCACGCCTTCAAGTCTATGGACCTCACTAGCATCGAAGCCAAAATGAACAGTCGGCGCATCGCAATTGTCGGCGATCCATTTATCCAACAATTCCCTTTTCAGGATACGGCTGCACAGATCCGCGCGAGTGTTGCCGATCATGCCGCGCTCGTGGAATAGTTCCCACGGCGTCAAACCGTGACTCAGCCTAATTATCTTGTTATTC